CTCCAAACGGGACCCGTGGTATAGTGGTAAGTACCACTGATACCAGCCGCAGTAGAGGGGGCAGAGTCAACACTGTCGTATTGAATGCCCATGTGCACGGAGCCACTGACGCTAGTAGGGCAGGAGGGGACATAGAAGAATCTTAGTCGACGCCAACGCCACTTTGAGAAACTAGCTGCCAGGCCAGTTAGCCATAAACCAACTCCGAAGGGGGTCATCTGTATCACGCCGTTAGTAGAAGCACTTCCGACGGCCAGAGTAGAAGCGATCTCGCAATTGCTCACGATCACACTCTCCCCCCGGGAGGAAACCTTAGGCACTGAACGGCCAAGGATAAGTCCAGCTGAAGCTGGAGCTGACACTTGGCGGGACAACCTCAGGCCTGAGATTTCCATTTGGGCAGTTTTCCTGGGAACTCGTCTTCGTCTCCGAGAGTTGGGTTCCAACACTCTCTCTTTGACTAGAGTAACGGTCCGCTGCATTTGAGCCGCACGATTGTTGCGTTTCGCCATTAGTTTTGTCGCCACCGTGTTCTCTGACGACATACTTCTCGATCCTATTCCACTGAGGACAACCCCAAAGTTCAGCCTGAAGATCCTCAATCTCCGGCTTGGGGCTACATAGAAAGCGAAACAACGTCTTGGGCCACGAAGTCAACCAAAAGGTTCCTTCAGCCAGCTCATGACTGCAAAAATTCACTCTCTGTAAAGCCCCCTCAGGGTCTACCTCGCAAGGGATGTAGTCCTTACACCTGTGACCCAGCTTTAGATATTTCTCCTTAGCCTTGGAGACATATCCCTCAACTGAGTCATCACCCATTGCGATGCACCACGGCGCTCCGATCAACTCAGCCATCAGGCAACGCACTCTAGAATTTGTACTTGAAGTACAATAACTGCCGGACTTCATCAGCCCAGGCAATCCTTGTTCTATTAGCGTCCCATCCGACAGCTGGAATACGGAGTTCATGAAGCAGTAGAATCGAGATTTGGCGGCCCGCTGCAAGAGGGGCTCGAAATCACCCAGTTCTATCCGAATAGCTAAATCAGCCCAGAGTTCCCAGCTTTGAACAGACCAATCAAAACCGGAAATGTCCGCTTCTGCAGCGGGATGTCGGTCATGATAGGTCTGTAGCTCCCTCCAGATTGACTCAGCTTGTTCATGTAGGCTGAGACCCATTCCAGGTTTCGATGGTATATTACGCCATCTCTGTATTTCAAGCTGGTTCTGGGGTCCAAAGATCAACCGCTCAACTAGTTGGTC